TAGACTCAAAGAAATTACCTTTAGTTTCCACGGCAATTTGTTCCATAAATTTGAATGGTTGTTCCACGTTAAAGTGTTTCTTATAACCAAATTTAATAAGTAACCCGTCTACCACAAATTCAAGATATTGTTTCATTAAATTTGAATTCATACCAATCAATGATACTGGTAGTGACTCTGTGATAAACTCCTTTTCAATCTCCAATGCAGAAAATAGAATTTCTTTAATTCTTTTCTCAGATGGTTTGTTTTCACAGTGATTGTTTAATAAGTGAATTGCAAAATCACAATGTAGGTTCTCATCTTTAAATATTAGTGAGTTCGCATTACACAATCCTTGCATAATACCTCTCGACTTTAACCAAAAGATAGAACAGAATGAACCTGAGAAGAATATACCCTCAACGGCCGCAAACGCAACTAATCTTTCTTGGAATGATGCGTTATCTATCCATTCTAACGCCCATTTCGCTTTCTTTTGAACTGCTGGTAATCGGTCAATCGCATGGAAACATTCATCTTTTTCTTGTTCGTTAGAGACGTAAGTGTCAATCAATAATGAATACATTAGTGAGTGTATATTTTCCATCGCCAACTGAATACCGTAAAAGAACTTTGCCTCAGGATACTGAACTTCTCTGTAAAAGTTTTCCGCTAAGTTTTCATTAACAATACCATCAGATGCCGCGAAAAACGACAATACATTTTTAACAAAGTATTTTTCATTATCAGAAAGGTTTTCCCAATCTCTTATATCACCTGTTAAATCAATTTCTTCAGCCGTCCAAAATGCTGCTTGGTGCATTTTATAGTATTCCCATATATCATTATGTTGAATTGGGAAAATAACAAACCTGTCAGGGTTTTCAATTAATATCTTTTCGTTCATTTGTTTTAATTTTTTTCTTCTCTTTGTTTTCTTTTGTCCAATAAATCTTTGATTCTCTGTCTATTCTTTTCTTCATTCTGTTCTTCAAGACCTAAGAAAGTTACGGACGATTCTGTATCAATTTCTAACATACCGTTATCAAATTTACAGTTTTCAAATACAACACCATCATCTCCAATTCGTGATTTAGTTATAGCGATTGTCGCTAGTTTCATTTCTTTTTGTTGTAAAGTTTTTGCCACGGAAATGATTACGTGACCAACTTGAGCTTTTTTGATTGACCCACCCATTTGGTCTGTAGTTACAACCTCGGAAGAGATTGAACTTCTATTACCTTGGGTCGCAGTCCAACCTACAAGATTTAATTCGTGACACATTGCTTCAAATCCTCTCATTACAGACCCTTCAGATTTCCATTCATCACCTAAGTTCTTGTCAGGTACAACACAATCAATATAATCAAGTAACACCATGTCAACTTTAACTCCGTCAGCAATCATCTTTCTAATTTGATTTTTGATTTGTAACATTGTTACAGTATCTGATGGTAGTTTTTTCATAATCAACTTATTCTCCATAGAGTCTTTAATTGATTTGACTTTCGCCATAACCTCTTCTTTCTTCAAGGTTAATTCATCAGGATGTACTTTGGTCCACAATGTAATGTGTTTTCTTTGAATAATTTTAGGGTTGTCTTCAAAAAATATTTGAAGTACGTTATATCCTAAATTAAATGAGTGGTTAGCAATTTTAGTTAATAACGTTGATTTACCAACCCCTGTTGGTGCTAATACAACACCGATTTCTCCCTTAGCGAGACCACCTTTAAGTAGTCTATCAATACCTGGTATTCCCATAGGGATTGGGTGACGATAATCCTCGTTCAATACCTCATCCAAATTTGCGAAAACATCCGACATTCCGTCTTCTCTCTCACCAATCTGTAATGCTTCTCTTACCAAAGTCTCTAATGTATCGTAGTTTTCAAACTCTCCACCATCAATCACTTTTTGTGCTTTGGTAATAGCCTTTTGTAATTCTTGTTGTTTACAAAATTTCAACGCTTTCTCTTGAACAAATTCTTGTCCTTCAATAGGAGCATCCTTAATTTTAGTTAAAGTATCTAAAACAATTTTAGATGCTAATTCTTGTTGTAATTCCGACTTTGTGATTTGTTCTAAAGTGTCAAACGTTGGTGTGTGTTCGTATTTAGAGTAGTACTCTTTAATCATTTGTATGATTATCTTGAAGTATTTGTTTTCAAAATAATTAGTTTCAATCACATCAATAATAGACCTTGAAAAGTCTTTATCTACTACGATTTGATTTAATAATTGGATTTGAAAATTACTTCCGAGATAATCAAAGTTTTTGTTTGACGCCATATTTTTTAAGTTTTGTATAAGATAAATATTACCCCTTTGTCGGAATTCCAGCGAACTCGTATGTTAAATTTTTAGAGGAAAAAATGTCAGTCAAATCCGAAAGTATACTTTTTATGTGCGGACGTATGTCTACGGTATATCTTATTTTAGGCGGGAAGACTTTAGCGTCCATTCTTCTATGACAAATTGTCATGTCACCTGACTTAATAAAAATGTTAAAATGTTCAGGACCTTCAGTATTTGATGTCTCTAACATTGCAGGATTCTGTGAAATCTCATATGTATTGTCCAACATATAGGTAACAGATTTCATTTTCAATTCTCTTTCCAATTGACCTTTAAAGTCATAAAGGTATTCATACAATTCTGTAGAACTTTTAGCGTCAGGATTGTATTCTCTGACGTTGAAAAATCGTTGAACGATGATGTTGTCGTTAACCATCATTAAGAATTCTAATTTGGTTGTGTCTTGGTCTCTCATGTTATTTTTGTTTAAATTTTTTCTTTTCTTTTCTTGTTAATTTTAAAAATGGGGTTAGGAATTTCACCCAATTATCGTCCCCTTTAGGTAGGAATTTGAAAAATCCGTCTTCCATCATCATTTTAATAATATTTCGGTGTCCCCTCCCATCAGGGTCTAATGATTCTGTATAATACAGTTCAACTAATTGTTTACCTTCATCGGTAATTAATGGGTTTGATAAGTCTACAATCTTTTCATTTATCTCAAAAAATTCGTTTCCGTAAATACCTGTTTTTGTTTTCCCTGACAGAAGATTTTTTAAGACCGTATTGTCTTTATCTTCAGATAATAATCTTTCCGCCTTTGTTAAAATATCGGTTAGATTAACTGTTTCGTCAAGTAGCTCAGGGAATAATTTGATTAAAGTTTTCTCACCTAAATAATAAATCCCATCAATATTATCTGATTTATCTCCCGACAATATTTTATAAGTTTTCACATTCTCATGTGGAATAGAACATTCATACATTTTGATTTTGTCCCCGTTCTTATACGTTTGTTTCGCCGATGGGGAATAGATACTCACTTTATCTGAGATAAGTTGTGTAAGGTCTTTATCTGATGAAAAAATGGTTTTAAATTCGTTATGCGAAATTTGACAATAGTAAGCAATTAAATCATCCGCCTCATTGTTAGTGATGTTGATTTGTCTCACGAACATTTCCTCTAAGTATTGTTTTACTCGTTCTTTTTGTTCTTGGAATGATGTTACTTTTTGTTCATTAATTTCAACAATTCTATTTTCTTTGTATCTCGGATAGAGAAGTTTCCTACTTAATGAGTTCTCTTCTCCATCCCAAAATACTACAACTTTGTCAAAATTTTGTTCTTCAATAAAACGTCTAACAGTGTTTAAAAAATGCCATACCCCACCAACATGTTTACCTTCGTGGTAAAAGTCCTTTACCCCATGAAATCCAATCTTTAGAAGGTTATTTCCATCTACTAATAATGTTTTTATCACTTGTTGTTGGTTTATAGTTATTACTGTTCTTTTTCTTCTCTCAAATCAAAGTCACCCTCGGTTCCGATAATTTGATTCCAATACTCCGCGTATTCTTTTTTGTACTTTTCAATTGAAGCCTTTTCTTCTGACGATTCTTTTCCCGCAATGAAACCATGTGGGGTTACTATAATCTTACCGTCCTCATAACCAAGTCCATTGATGTGGTTTTTCATAACAGATACCTTAGTTCGTGATGCAAACTTAACAGTTCTTTTATCTTTAGTAGCCGTAATTTTTGTTGTGCCAGCACCTTTTTGATTTCCGAATAAAAATACTAATGATGAGTTCAACCAAATCGCTTCACCACCTTTAGCTTTAATCTTAGGTTGTCCGAAAGGATTGTCAGGTAACTCAACCCAAGGTTGGTTAACAATAACTAAAGTGTTTTCAAATTTAGAATCTGATTTACGACTTCCTGAGATTCTTTGGTTAATACCCATACCAATCTTATCCGCCAAAACAGATGCGTTGTGTTGTTTACCTCCCTTACCTTCGTAAGTCATTTTACAAGGAACAGAACCTACAGAATCCCAAAGGAATAATAAACTGTAATCCAAATCTCCTTTTTCTTGTGCATCTAACAAATCGTTGATATAATCAGTAATTTGTTCGATGTAATCAAAATTGTTATTGAAGATGTAAAAACCATCCCAATCCAATTCTCCTGTTTCCTCATCGACTACTTCCTCACATTGAAACCCCATTAGTTTTGCGTGTTCAAAGGACCATTTTTGTTCTGTGATAATGAATACAGGTAGAATACTTTTCTTTTGAGCATCAACCGCAGTTTTAACCAACGCGGTAGTCTTTCCTGTATCACTATGACCTAACAACATATTAATGTGTCCAATGGCAGGTCCTGGTAGTCCAACCGCGTCTAAAAACTCAGCCCCTAAATCAAAGAATCTTTGGGGTTTGTATTTAGCGGATGTAGAAAACTTGTCTTTAATTGATTTAAAGTCATTTTTCTTAATTGCCATAATGTCTATGTGTTTGTTTAAAATTTGTTAAAAAATAAGAACTTGGACACCTTGTCTATGTAGATGTCCAAGTTCAATGAATTAGAATGGTAACTCTTCGCTAATTTCATCATTAGCTTGTGGGTCTTCTTCTACTTTTGGTGTGTTTCCACCACCCATAGAGATTTCTGACTCATCCGAATTACCGTATGAATATCCACCTTTTTCACTATCCCAACGTGGAGTTTCTCCTCGTGCGATTGCCTCAAGATATTCGACAGGTTTTTTAGAATAAACGTCTTCCCATGTCAACTCATCTGTAATCCATGATTTTGCAGTTTCATCATCTTCATGAACAGTTGTTGGGTCATCGTACATAACTGTTTGAATAACAGTGTATGTTGCTCCTTTTGGAGTCTTTGCTTTTGTCAACTCAAGAATAATGTCACGACCTGTAGTTGCGTCAGTAATATCACCTTTAGCTCTCCAAATCGGAATAATCTTATCAAGAATTCCTTCGTTCTTGTAGTTGTGTTTAAAACGCCAGAATTTAACACCATCTTGCTCGTTGTCACGGTCAATTACTTTAACGATGTAAAATTTACGGGGTTTGTATTGTTTTGCAAGTTCTTTGTCTGACTCACGTCCTGTAGACATTAACTCTTCATGAACTTCACTCAATGGTGAACGCTCATTGTCATTTTTTCCTGGGTCAAATAGTTTTACCCATTTCCCATCCACTTGAACTTCGTGGAACCATACTTCTTTGAAAGGTGAAGAACCATCAGGTGTTGGTAAGATTCTTAATCTTTTTTGTCCTTGCTTCTCATTATCCTTAAGGATTGCTGCGAAGTATTTTTTCATTCTTTCGTCCTGAGACATTTTTGAGGTGTTAGATGAACCACCTTGACTTGCCTTTTCATACTGTGCAAGTACTGCGTCTAAACTGTTTGTCGCCATGTTATTTATGTTTTAATTGTTTACTAAGTATAAGTGTCTGCCTTTGTTTTGTCAAATATTTTGTAAGATAAAAAACGGTCTTTTCAGACCGTCTCTTTACCTAATAGTTTGGAAGCTATCGAGTTCGGCATCATCGTTTCCGAAATCTCTAAAACTTTTTTTAATATCTCCAGGTGAATAACTCTCAACGTCATCTTGAGTTAAAATATATTCATTTTTTCCTGACTTTTCCATATCTTCTTGCTTATCCTCAAAAAAATCACTCAATTTTTGATTATAAGGTCCTGAATCTAAACTTCTCAATTCTAATTTTTCTTCAGGTGTTTTTGGTCTCATTTTTTCAACTTTAGCTTCCAAACTGTTAAGTTGGTTAACTATCGTATCCATACTAGACAACTTACTTTCTAAGTCATCTAAATGTTTAAATAAATTATCGAAATATTCTTCTTGTTTTTTCTCAACGTTTTTTTGAGATTTAACTAAATCCGTGATTTCAATTTCTTTTGTACCTTTTTCTTTGTCTTCTTCACCTACTTTTTCAACATCTGGGTCAGTTGAGACATCAACTGCTTCAGGTGCTGCCCCTGCATCAGGCGCTGGTGGTGGACCTCCTAATCCCGCATCCGCAGGTGGTGGAATTGCTCCCGCATCCGCAGGTGGTGGAATTGCTCCCGCATCCGCAGGTGGTGGAATTGCTCCCTCATCAGGTGGTGGGGGTAAAGCGGCGTCTTGTTCTGAAATATATTGATTAATATTTTTATATCTCATAACCTCGTTTAAGATTCTAACATCTACTTTCATTTTCTTATCCATTTAATAATTGTTTTACTCCAGTAGTTGTTTCAACTTGGATTTTTTTATTTTTAGACATGGTGTTGTCCACTCTTTCAATCAACCCATCTTTCATTCTGATTGTATAACAATCTCCTGTATCTAAGTCACATACTTGTTTGTTACCATTACCCATATCTTTTTCAGTGGTTCTAGTATTTTTACCTAAGTAGTTATCTAAAATTAGTTTTGTGTTCATAATTTCTCTTTTTATATAAATATCCGTTAGTGATTAAAAATTTATTTTAATACTTTTGTTTATGGTGTTATTAAACCTAATGAATTTAATGTATCAATTGATTTTTGAACTTTAGATTCGATGTTTGATAATTTTGTAGGGTCCATACCTGTATATACGTTTGGTTGATTTTGATTCGCCCCAAAATTAAGTATCCAAAATTTGGTAATCTCTTTAGCAGTATTATTTGGGACATTTACCATTCTTTTTTCCCATCTTTTAAGTAACATCTCAACATTCTTTGTTAAATTATCAAAGACCGCATATGGTAATGTTGTAGTTTCAGATTTCAAACAGAAAAATTGTTGATTATTATTAAAGTTGTCAGATGCGGGTCCCCAAGATTGTGATAAATCAATTCCTGAGTAATTGTTCTCATATGATTCTAATCCTGTTGTAGTGCTAGATTCTAAGAATAAAGCCGCAAATACACAATATTTTAATTTACCGTCATCTACAATTCCTAAATTACTCATTTGTAATTTTATAGTGTTGAACGCATCTTTGAATGTTGTTTTAGTGACTGTTGGGGTGATATTAACAAATCTATTGTAATCACCTGTTGGTGTACATGACTGTACTTGTGTAACTTCTTTACCTCCATTCGCATTTGATGTAACCTTGTTTTGTTGTGAAATAACATTTCCTTTTGAATCCTTGGTTGCTTGTTCTTTAGACACTTTATTTTTCTCAACAATTGATTGTAATAAATTTGTTCTAAGTGACTGTAAATAATTATCAATCTTAGGTAATGACGCGATTGGTTGTCTAACACCTGTAACATAAGTTTCGAAATTTCCTGGTGTTATACTATGGTCAACACTAAGAATCATATATGGACCGCTAAACATTGGTACATGTCTTAGGTTGAAGTACATTGTTGGTTGTATCATGGCATTACCCATCATAGTAACTTGACATCCATAACTTCTATTTTTATATAGATTATATAATGAGGTATTTTGAGTACTTCCTCCTCTTCCTCCACCTTGGTTAGCCATTTGATTTAAAACCTCTAAAGATTCTGAAGTCGCTTTACCCCCGTTTTGGTCAACCGAAAAACTTTTGAATATCTGTTGGTTTTGGACTCCAATATCAACATTAAACCCTACAACTTTGTTTGACTTATCCCAATCTTTTTTACCAACTTGGTTTTCAATTAATGGGTTATCACTTGCTCTACGTAAATCAAACGCATCATTTCGATATCTGTAGTCAACATTGTTTTTTAAGTCCAATTGTTCACTCGGTTTCCCACCATAAAAACAAACCATTTTGGCCGAGGATTCTCGATAATCAACATTTAAATGAGTTCCAAACATCGTATTAGCAAATTCGGCAGTACCTTCAATTCTTGGTTTTGGATTTTTTACCGCCTCTTGTACATTATAAAAATTAACATATGACGGAATATTCATAACTACAAAGTGATTTTCAACTAAAATCGTTTGAACAAAGGATAACATAGACGCTTTAACGTTCATTCGCTCTATGTTCAACATATCTTTCAATTTGTATATATCGACCAATATTTTATCCCCAATATCTCTACTCGCTCTATCTAATAATAAAATGTCTTCAAATAATGTTTTAGTTTTAAAATCATTACCTGATATCCATTTGTCGTTCAACGCTTTAAATGTCTCCCATAATTCAACTTTAGATTGTTGACCTTGTAAATCAGATTGTATCTGAGAGTCAGGAACGGTGTTAGTATCAGGTAACGCAACTTGTAATTTAGGAATTAAATTGTTAATTATTTTAGCTTGGAAGTTGTTTACATCCAATAAATAATTTGTCACCGCTTTATAAAAAGCACCTTGACCTTGTTTTGTTGTTGGGTCAGGAACCTGTGGATATGATGGTTGAGGTACAATGACTGAACTAACAATAAATTGTTTATCTGTTGGGTTTGTCGCCAATGAGCCATAAACAACAATAATTGTTTCATTAATTACTGTTTGAGTATAAGCACTTGTTGGTGGAAATGATAGTGGTAAACTTTCGTATAAAATAAGACCATCACTATTAGATAAGTAAGCGACTTTTTTTAACGCTTCTTTTCTAATCGTAATTGTATCACCACTCAATAATTTTGTAACTGAAAAAACCTCACTAGGTGTATTAACAGGTGGTTCAGGTGGTGGTATTGGGTTGGCTTGGAATTGATTTAATTTTTGAGTTGCGTATACCTTAATCATTGGAGCGAACAATATAATATTATCCACTGTGAATGCGATATCTAAATCAACAAAAAAGTCCGTGATATATGACCCATTATCATCATACACTAATTCAGGTATTTCAGAAAAACCAACATAGGTTTGTAAAGTAATCCATTCATTTGGGAAGTTATTTTTTGAGGTAGTTAATGTCACCCCACCTCCACTTGTTGGAACCGAATTTGGTGTTAATACTTTATAACTTTCCCATGTGTAAGGGTCAGTTAAAGGTAATGAAGAAAAAGTATAAAACATTTTTTTATCATAAAATGAAGGATTCCCGTATTTGAAAACCACGTCATAATTTAAAAACTGTTTTAATATATTAGTTACATTAGTAACTTGAGCATCTTGTATTTTTGTAATTATCTCAGTACCTGTATCGCCCGTAACTTTAGGAGTTTTCATTAAACTTCTAAATAACATTTGGAAATTTTTAAAGGTCTTTTCTGAATCGGTGACCACATTACCTGTAGAGTTCGCCATAGAATTTAATACATCAACACTACTAACCCCTAACGCACTTGCAACCGCTTCACTTTGTGATACACCCATAATTTCAGTATCAGAAGTATAATCATAAACCGATTTAGAGAATTTTAAAAACTCATATTCAAATTTATCCAATACAGATTTTTCAAATACTGATAATAATTCACTTATTTGTGAATAATCACTATCAACACCGTTTAATGAGAAATTTTCTTGTTTACTTTGACCTGAGAAAATTTGTTTCATGTAAGAAAATGGTGACGGTTTTTTAAGTTTTGAATTGTCAAAATAACCATAATTAGGAGACCCCCAAAATAGTCTAACGGACCCATCATACATTGATTGATTTGAATTTACTTCAAATTTTAATTTACCATTTTCAAAACACTCATTTAATGTTTGATTTAAAACGGAACCTTCGGAAGGCATAATATATGTGAACTTACCGTCTATAGTATCAACGGTAACCGACCATGGAATAACTCTCAAATCTCTATTTAAAGATGCGGGGTCAAATCCTTCCGCAAAGTTAATAATTGCCTCATCAACATAATTTATTGACACCCCTGACGCGATACCGTTTTGTATTTGCGTATCAGTAAATCCTGAAAATACCTCATACCCTTGATAAAACACATTAAAATCATTTATCAATTTAGGATAGAACCCAACATTTATTAATGTTGATATTTCAGTTCCAATTGTCGTATCTTTTTGTAAAACAATATCGATAGGTGCACCATTAATAATTAAACCGTAGTTTCTAGTATTAGCACTTGTTACAGGGTCAAAATTAGTCGTGTAACTAAATCCTGACCAAGAATTTTGTAATATATCTTTACCTTCTTCGATGTATTTTTTATATCGATGCCATACAGAACCAATTTTTAAAATCCATGCGTACGGCATTTTATGTATCGCTCCGAATTTTTTAAGTGTTGCAAAAATATAATCTAAATCAGTTGTCGCTCCGTTACTGTTTGTTTTAAACTTTTCTCGTAAAGTACCTAATGGTAAACTATTAATAAAAAGATAGGCAGATGCGGTAAATGGATATTGTTCGTTATTTCTAAAATTCTTAACCCCTTCTTGAATTGAGTTAATAAAGTATGGTGTGTTCAATACTGAAGTAGTTTGATTACTCGAAACTAATCCGCTATATTCATTATATTTAACATTACCTTCAGTAACTAATTGACTACCGTACTCCCTACTTGTATAGAAAGATTTTAAATCGGTAGAATTTATAACATTAGGCATTTGCGAAGAATTATAAATAAAATTAGTTATTGGTCTAGATTCATCCACAAGTCGTCCAACTCCACTTGTTATTGATTTTATATTTTGGTCGTATTTTAATGTTTTTCTTGTATCCAAAGAACCATTCGCATCTAAGATAGTCGTACCATTCGCCAAATAGTTTTTATCCCAATTTTTATTTGTAAACGGAAACGTATCCGCTAAATCAAATTTATTAGATGTTGTAGAATTTGAGATGTACTCAGTCATATCAGTTTCATTTGGTAATGATACCAACGGTTGTGCCAATGCACTACTAATAACACTGTAGTCAATAAATTCAAACCCACTATTATCAACTAAATTCTTAATGTACGGTGTGTTAAAAATACCTCTTATATAATTTTGCCAACTTTGACCTAACCCACTATTTGAGAATTGTCTTAAAATTGTTGTAAAATTACTAGCATTAAAACCGTATTGTTTTAACTTTTGAATAATGAATGGATTATCATTTGATAAACTTTTAACAATGTTACTTTTTTCAGCTTCCGCAATTAAATTACTAATCTTGTCTGAATCGGTAACAAAACCATTACTTCTTGAGAATCTTGAGTAATAAGAATTTAACATGACTCTCTCATATATCTCAAAGAAGAATTTAATCTCTTCTTTATTACCGTAAACCCAATTACCAATCGGGAACTCAATAGCGTCTATTGAAATCCTCTCACTTTGTGATAATTGATTTGAGGTCGCGGTTGGGTCCGCGGGTGGTACTGTTCTTTGAGTTAACGCTTTAATAAACTCTTCAACAAATTCAATTTCAGGCCAAACATTAAATAAATAACCCTTACTTCTGTTAATGATTTTTGGGTCACCAGGATAAGTGATTTCATATTTTTCTTGACCATTTTCTCCCGAGGTTTCAAGAATTAATTGTGGCCAAGGATATACAGGTAATTTACTATTATCCCCTGAACTAAGATTGTCCGCAGATGCTCCCGCAATTTGTTTATCAAAAATAATATCTTTTCTATATTTGTTATCTCGTTGTTCCCAAGCAGAAGTATGAACATCATCCATTAATCTCAAAAATGCTTCACCATTTGCGAAGATAACCGCCAATACATTACGAATGTTTGGGACAAATCCAATACCACTATCCCTACTTTGTAAAAGTTTTGATAATGCGTCAGTTAATTTAGTTTCAATTTCTTCTCGTTTGGTTTTTAAATCTTTTGATAACTTATCAAGTTTATCAACAAATTTTTTACTACCTTCAAAAATAAAATAAGTATAAATAGGAACTTTACTTCCATCTCGATTAACTATCTCACCGCTATTAAATGTGTTATTTTTTACTAACTCAGCTTGTAATTCTAATGTATCACCTGAAGTAGGTTCTTTATCATTATTTTTTTGTTTAAATGTCTCTTTTAGGTCAACGTCTTCAACTTGAATTTCAATTGGGAAATCTTCGTACTTAATATCACAAACAATTTGACAAGGTGTTGTTTTACCATCAATTTTATAAGACCCCTTAATACCAAGGGTTTCATTATCATTTAAAAGTTTGTTATATTTTTGGATAAGACTTTTTAATTCTGCTTTAGCGTCTTCTCTTTGTTTTTCCGTTTTTATTTCAGGTTTAAATGAATATATTTTAAGTTGTTCATTATTTTTACTACCTCCTGTATTTTTATTTAAAACAAAATAATTAGTTTTGTCCATATATTTATCAAACCAAGACACCCCTGCATAATAATACACTTCTTTACCATACTCGTTAATTTGTTTTTGGTATTCATCAACATGACTTAACGGGTCTAAGTTTTGTTTTGTAAATGAATCTAAAATATTTTTAATAAAATTTTCGATTCTGTTTTGCATTTGAACAAGGGTAATCTCAGGAAAATCATCAGGTATTAAACCTTTTGTTTTATACTCACTATACATCTCCTTAACCTTTTGATACCCTCTTTCATATATGGTATCGTTAACGTTTGAGAATTGACTAGCATTACCACTTGTGGTTTGAATCTTAACTCTTGATTTATACATGTGTGGGGTTGCAACTAAATACCCCATCGGAACCTCACTTAAAATAGTATATTTGTAAGTTCTAAATGTTAATTCAATATGGAAGTTACCTGAACTCGTGTTGTATCTTGAGAAGAATTTCTCCAACATGATTGGTAGTCTAACTGCTTTACCATAATAACCTTTTATAGTCAAATAAAATAACGGGTATGGTAAATTAAAAAACGCTGCGTACGGTGAATTATCTCCTGACTCAAATAATGCACGTCCTTTAACATCCTCCATTTGGATTGTAATAGTTGACATGAAAGAAGTGTTCTGTCTAATAGAAATACTTGTAATTCCTAATAACCCGTTATCAGTTGCCCCAGGTTTACCTCCCGAATTAATTGTTTGTCTAATAAAAAAGTCATCGTCTTTTTTAGGGTTAGAAACTGAAGTTTGTTTTGGTTGATTCACACCTTCACCTTTAATAGAATCTTTACCTGTTAATTCATCTGTGTAACTATTATCTAAAAAAGTTTTACCTCCAGGTTTTAAGAAGTTCATTGATGCGACAGATATAGTTTGTATCGCATCATTATTGGCACTACCTACAGATAGTTTAGTTCTTGGAATTACCTTACATTCAAGATTGGCGTACATAACCAAGTCTTCTTGTCTGACGTGTCGTTCCATGGCAACACCTTTTTCGTCCACAATTTTGTTTGGGTCGATTACGGTAATGTTGTTATAGTCGAACTCGACTAATATATTTTCTGGTTTATCTACCATAATAGAAGAAATGATTGTCTAATTGATTTTTATAGTCCTGTAAAGAAGCTACTAAAGGAAATGGAATTGTCAAGATAGTTCCGTCAGGAATATTCCATTCTTGTCCACCATATATTGGGTTACCCATCATAATCAACCAACCAAACGTTGGGGTATTATAATATTGTTGGGACACTTTATCCATTCTTGATTGACCAACCTTATAGATATATCGTTTATCTGTTGTTTTTGAGGGTAACGTTATATAAGGGACAACAGTTTGCTCTCCATCAATAATAAAATTACCATATCTATTATAATTTTGTTTTGACATCTTTATTCAAATTTAACTTTACCATCAAAGGTTGTTTTAATTGGGTCAACATTAGTTGTTTTGTATAGGTTACTAATTTCAATTTTTTGTGTTGGTTCTTTTGCAGGGTCAGGAACTGTTGTATATTTGAATTTTCTTGTTTTACCTTTTGGATACATTTTTTGTTCGATTCCATCAGTATAGTCTTTATAATCCTGTTTGTCCTTTTTGAAATCCTCAAATTTTTTCTCTTCTGCCCTTAACTCTTTTGAATATTTTTTAGCAATATCATCTGTAATATTGTCAAACTTTTTACTTAAATTAGCAGGGTCTTTAACATTTACTAAATCACCCTTAATAACGTATTGTTTAAATTCTTCCAATTTATTCTTATCATCAAAGATTCTTGAGATAACTAAGAAGAATCTTTTATCTTGTTCATTTTTAAAGTACTCATTACCTTTAACAGGTTTAAATACATTTTCACCACCATATAAAGTTTTAGTACTAACAATTTCATTGGTATTTAAAACTTCTGTAAATCCTGTTATAGTATCCTTAAATGATACATAATCAATTCTTAATTCATCATAAGTGTCCGATGGATTTACCCCCGTTACTTTACTTGATGGACTAACTTGGTCAGTACCATCAATATTATAAATCCTTGGGGTTCCTGTTTCTAAAATTTTACCATCAGTTTTACTATTAATTAGATTTACTTTTCTAATTATTTGAACATAGTTTTGTTCAAATAAGACAATTTCTTGGGTTAATTTTGACACCTCTGTGGAGAATGTTGACGATAGATTTGTTATATATTCAATCATATTCTGTCTAACACCTCTCATAGCCGAACTACTACTATCAAAATTTTTATTAAGTAATTCATCAATAATAGGATTTGGGGTCACATCACTATTAATATCTTCAATAACACTTTTAAATAACTTATCAATTTTACCCTGTACTCCTTCAGGTTTACCATATATCTCTATAATATTAGCAATAGTACCTGCCGAGGTAGTACCTGTTAAAAATAATCTTTCATCGTTAACTAATTGTTCAATACCTAAATTAGTATTTAACGTAATTTTTTGCATTTGATTTACAACCGTTTCAAAATATGTTTTGGTTTCAGTTAATAATGAATCCATAATTTTTTGATATCCAATTTCACCTGTTTGACCACTTGGAACAGGAATATTTGTGATAATTTCACCAATAGTTGTTCCTCCATCATTTGTTTTTGGATTAGTTACGTTATTGACTGTTGCGGGTGTTTGAGACGCTAAAATAGCATCCACCACTTGTTTATCTAATGCTGATGTGTCTTCAGTCCAAACCGCTCTTTCATCATAAATTTCAGTATTACCGTAATAGTTGAATGATAATGCGTTTTGTAATTGTTCTACAGGACCTTTTAATCCCATACCACCAATAATATTAAATGATAAACTAACGTTAGCAATCATAGGTTGGATACCTATACCCTCAGGGTTCATGTCAAAGACTAACGGTTCATAAGTGAACGATAATGCGGTAGGTATAATTTTAGTATGTATAAAGTCTCCTAACCTTAATACCAAAACAGGAGGTGCCCCAAACGAAGTGTTAACCGAGTCATTATATTTTGGTTTACCATCTGTTCCAATTACAGGAATTGTTTCACCAGGTCTAATACATTGATTCAAGAATGTTAAACGAGCGTTTAAACCTTCAGGTGTCGTTGAGTGGAATGCAGGATTAAAATATCTAATCTTCTCTTTGAATGAGTCATAAACCATAGGGACTTCTTCCTTGATAACATCAAAATAATCACATTCAGATAATAAATTTCGTAATATCTTTTTACTAATACCCTCTTTTAATTTTTTAATATATTCAACAGTTGGTTGAGGTTTAGGTACATCAACGTTTACTGTTTGAATTTCTTTAACAGTTTCTTTAGGTGGTGTAGGAACTACTTCAGGAATTGGTTTTGGTGGTACTGAAACTGTAATTGTTTTAACTCTAACACGTCTACAAGCCATAGCACTAACCGCATAAATTTGAGAGTTTGATGTTACTTTACCTGTTTTATCTTTTTGATTAATTCGACAATCAACATCAAATCCCGTGTTTGAGTTTTGAGTGGTTGCAGTAGTAGTACCTGAAGCAACCTCAACCGATGTTTTAGGGATTAATGTTTCCTCACCTGTTCCAGGTTCTGCCTTTATAATAAAACTACCTTTAGTGATAAATGGGCCTAATGATGCGTCACCATCTTTATAATTTTGGAAGAAGTTTTTTATTGTACTAATTCTTCGTTCAGATAAAGCCTTATTATAACTTACCGTAGCAACCGCAGATGCCGACCCTTCCATTACAATAGTAATCTTCGCTTCAGGACTACTTGTTAATATATTATAAGCATCTTTAACAAATCCTTTACTAAACGTATTAAAGTTTGTTTTAATTACATTATCAAAAAATTCTTTAACATTTATCTCTCTACTATCAGCATTAAAGGTTGTTTTCGCTCTTTCAACATACTTGTCAATATTAGTATTTGAGGTGTATGTATCATAAATTGTTTGATAATTTATGGTTGTCGTTGTATTAGGACTTGTCCCAGGAATATCATTTTCAAAATAAAACGCGAAATCTAAATACTTGTTTTCAAAATCAGCACCTGACGTATCAGGAGTCGTCGCTTGAGTTGTATTACTATCTTGATTCCCTGTTGGACTTGAGTCAGGTCCTCCATCAGGAGTATTCTCTTTTGGAATTGATTTATTAATTCCCGCTAACTCTTCATCAGTTAATCTTGGGTTATTTAAAATTTCTTGGTAAGTATATAAATCCTTAACAGGGATTGTATTAAATTTCTTAGCGAGTTCGTAAATATCAAACTTAACACATCCCGCAAAGAATGAATCAATAATTGAATTTATTCTTTCCTTGTTTTGACCTTTTAATTGTTTTTCAACAACAGTATTCATAACTGAAGGGTGGTCAACAATAATTTTCCAACCAAGTGTTCCACTTCTTGATGTGTTCTTGTATGTGTAAATTGGTTCAGGTCTTCCTAAGAATTCTGTTCCTGGAAAACTAACTTGATTTGATTCACTAAATTTAATATCGTATGGTGGGAACCACATAACTCGTCCACCATTAGGTCCTTTCTCGCAAACAGGTAATTCATCATAAGTAAAACCAGGTCTACTTGAAGTCCTCCAAGCCAAGTTCTCAAGTGAGAACATATATTTTTTGGCGTATCCACCAATACCGTTAGGTCCGTCAGCAACAATATTTGTTGACCCAGGATTTTTTAATGGTGCAATATTTAAGTTGTACGTATTATCAAAAACTGAATTTGTGAATCTTCGTCCTGAAGTTGTTATACCATCAGTTTTTTGTAAATCAGCATATGTGTAGTAAGGAGTATCTTTTGTAAACACTCTACAATATTCAATACCGACCTCACCACCTGTCGTATTATCTGTATATGATAAAACCTGAGAACCTTTAGTCATTTCTTTATATCCATCATTGAATACTTTACTGACTTGGTTTATCGCATTACCAACGTGTTTTAATCGATTAATACCTGAGACATTATCCGCAGAATCAATTAATCTTTGGGTTTGGTCAAGAATTGACGATTCTTTAAATGTAAGGTTAGTTGATTCGTCTTTTTGATAATTAGAACTAATCTGATTAAATCCTTCATCTAAACTACCTGAACCACCGCCAGGGGTTGCATGAAAACCTGCATTTCCTTTATATTTTGGTGATACCCAAACAAATTGTCCATCAATTCCCCCACCATCACTTAAAGATTTACCCGCTAAACCAAAGTTAATCTGTGTTTCATTACCCTCAAATAGAATACCTAATTCAGATGGTCCGTATACAGGTGTTTGAACTTGTTTACCAAATGGGTCAACAGGTATTTGATTCGCAGGTGAAGTTATTGTTGACGGTTCAGCATTTTTACTACCAACATAATATCCTCCAACAAGTGTTCCATTGTCAGGGTTAATTAAACTAACGGTTAAATTGACAAGTGCTTGACCAACACCTAATAAACCACCAAAACTTTTTTCATATCCTGGCTTATATCTATTATAATCAATATTTGCAAATAATGCTGACCTTTGTCCGTTACCTGTATTAGCTAAAAATATTTGAGATGGGTTCCTTGATTTATTTAAAATAGGGCCTAAGAATCCTCCTGTTAATTGATTAGTTACATTTAACGCATTTGATGTTTGAGTTGTTTGACCATTTAAATCATTCTCGTCAAAATAATCACCAGGGATTGGTGATACAGGCCAATAAGCTCCCGCCATTCTTGTTGCCAAATCAATAACCGCCAAGATAGGGTTTTCAGGGACTGTAATCCTCCAATTTCTGTAAATTAAAGGTTGTTGTCCTGTAACTAATAAACTCGCTTCAAAAGGGTCTTGTAATGATTGTAAGTTAACTGCTCCGACAGTATGTTGATACAATTCAAGGGCTATTCTATCTTCAAATAAATTTTTTAAAGTTTGTGCACCAAGTTTCGCAAGATAAGAATCTTGTGATAACGGACCGTCAGAACCTACAGGTGACGTTGAGGTTAAAATTTCAAATGGTGTATATAATGAAGGAACAAATGTTGGTGGGTTCCAATATGGTTGATAGATTTTATTGTTATTTTGGATACTATCGATAATAACCATATCTTTAAATCCTCCATCAGGTCCGTATTTGTTTTCAATATAAGCAGCGTCAATATAGAATTCGTTAACCAAATCCAATACCGTATCATTAGGACTATATTCTCCTTGATTTGAATTAACAGGTAATGGTGGGTTGTTATAAGTAATATTTAAATTAAACCCTCCATTTGGTCCATATTCATTTAACGGATATAATTGTTGTGCAAAAGGGTCGTCATGAATTAAACTATCAGGAGAGTCAATAACTTCAGATACGTTTTGAACCACTTCATAATTTAATGGTCCCGCAGGAGGAGTGTATACACCTGTTACAGTATAAGGTGCCAAATTTTTGGCCATCAACGCGTCTCTAAAACTTGACGTTGATACAAAAGATAAACTACTTCCTGTCATGTATTGTTTTTATTATAAATAGATTTCATCTTTATTTTTACGCCATATTAGCCATTCTATTCATCTGTTGTCTAGCAGTTATTGGATTAGAACCGTTTGAACCGTTCGCACTATTTAAACCGTCACGGAAAGACTCTAACATTTTTTCTTTAACCGATTGTTCGTTAAGAGCCATAATTATATCCTCAGTTTTAATATTCGGATTGTTACTATCAATTTTAATAGTCAGATTAATGTCAGCAGTTGTCTTTGTTTCTCCACCACTATTATTACCACCATTTCTACTACCATCAATATTAGTTCCTCCAGCCATAATTAATTTATCTTCAGGATGAGTCTGTATGGTAAAGTCACTAACTTTTATGTTTTCTTTTTTCTCGACAAAATCAACAACATTACCTCCCATTTTCATCATTTGTTGGATAACGGGGTTCATTGATTTACTCAATTCATCAAATGAAGTTTTGGCATTTTTCATAGTTTCTTCAAAACCTGTTTTCATAAATTCACCCGTACCTTTAAACGCTTCTAATGTCGAGGTTAAAATTCCATTACCATCATTTAAATTTTTCATGAAGTTATCAAATCCTTCATCAAAACTTTTCCCAATTCCTTGAGTTGTAAAAGATTCTCCAGGAATTTTAGGTATTTGGGCGGCAACCTCTCTTGAGGCATCTTGCATAGTTGTTGACGCTTTACTCTTACCGATTGCACGACCTGTTCTATTCGCAATAGCTTCAACTTGTTTACTAATAAATTGTTGAGTCGTTAGTTGGTCGGACTGTATCTTTTCAAGGTCTTTAGGTTTTGACGCGTCCCCTAATGCTTTAATATCATCATCACTTAATTCTGTAACCGCCTTTGTTTGTTGTTTACCTTCCTTATCTGTAAATGTTACTTCATACTGACCACTTTCACCCATTTCCGCCATATTGGCAATCATTTTCTTTTGGTCTTCACTAACATCAGGGAATTTAATTTTTGACATTTTATCCTCAACTTCTGCCGCTCCTAATGCCATTTTAGATAACTGTCCTTTAGGTAATCCCATAGCAGTTTCAATTTCCATCAATTGTCGTTTAGCACCTGGCATAATTTCAAAATGTCCGTCCTTATTTAATTGAACAAATTGTTTGGACATTTCGGCGATTTGATTTTGAAGTTCCGCAGGGTCGTTTTGAGCTAAATCCATTAATCTTAACGGGTCTAATAAATCACCTTGAGCAACCCCTAATCTTTGCATTGCCGATGACATCTCAATCGCTTTCTCAGGGTCAAATAAGTTATCCGCAATATCAAGAACTGATTTCATATCAATTCTTAAACTAACCGCTTGGGCCGCCATTTTAGCCATACCCTCAACTCCTCCTTGGAAGTTGTACTTATTCATTGAGGATAGGTTTTCAACTACTTGTTTTGAGACCGCACTCGCGTTAACACCATTAGCTCTTGAGGTGTCAACCACTTTTTGCATTTGGTCGTCAATCTGTCCAATTGCAAAACCAGCATCTTTAAAACCTTTCGTTAATTCACCAATACTTCTCCCCGTAACTTCTCTAGTGGCGTATAACTTATCGTATGAATCCGATGATAATATTAAATTTCTACCTATTTCATCGGTGACACCTTTTTGTATTTCAAGTATTTTATCCCAACCACCACCTAACACAGTTACACTTTCAACGGCATCAGCCATAGCACCTTTAATCGCGGTAATTTGTTCTCTACCTTGACCAAAACTTTTCGCAACATCTGTAGCACCTTTTTCAATTTCATCAAGTTTCCCTAAAATTGACGCTGCGTCAAAATTAGTCATGAACTCTTTAAAAAAAGCGTCACCTATTTTTCCACCATATTCTTTGAATCCATCGGTTCCACTACCTTCGTTATCAGCCATTAGTTAGTTTTTATAATAAATACATAACACACCAATTTTTTAAGAATTCTTTGGTGTGTTATGTTCTATAATTTTATCAATAAGATATTTTCTCATATAAGTCGGCATACCATAAAAGTCAGAATACGAAGTTCTGAGAAATTTCGCCATTAAATAATATTCTTCTATGAGATATTGTCGGTAATTAAAAGAAAGGCCGAAAAAACTCCACCCCAAAGGTAATATCAAATGTTACCAATTCTCCTGACGGGGCTTTTACTGTTTTTGTTAGGTCTAAAGACGGTTCGTTTTCTTTCATAAATGTACGGATGTATTTAGAATCCATAATTGGTAATGTCTCAATAAACATTGAAATATCTCCTTTGTCTGCACTACCATTAACTTCTTGAATAATTTTATTTAATCTCCAAGTAACGGTTGGTGCAACTCTACCTACAGGGTATTGGTCAGCAAAATCAGAAATTTCTATAATTTCACCATATGTTAATGGTTTTAATTTTACTGTTGAGCCTGTCTTTGGTAATGTAGTTGTGAATAAACCTTGTTCATCAGGTTTATGTTGACTTTGTTTTATATTTAACTCATCTAAAATTACATTAGTTGTAAACTGTTTAGATGTTCTTGGGTCTGTTAATGTTAATGTGTATTCAGGACCAAATGATGTATTTCGTAGATAAATCATAATTGCCTCAATATCCCCATTTAACATGTCCTCAGGTCTTAACTCAGTTTCATAAATTTTACTTCTAAGTAAGGTTAAAATAATATTATTTGAGTTTTGAGCGGCACCAATTAAAATGTTCTCATCATTAGCCGTTAAATATCCGACTTTGATTGCCTTTTTTTTATTTTTGTAGAATACCCCTCCTGATGGTAATGTAACCACATCATGAGGTAAATTAAAATTTTGTGTTCCAGCTTCAATTAAACTTTGTTCCATATTGACTTCTTTTTATTATAAAATATAATCGTACTTCATTTTTTATAAAGAGAATATGTTTTTATAAAAAAAAATTCCCGTACATTTCTATACAGGAATCATTTTTAATATAATATAAACAAAATTAGTAAACTAAAATACAACGGTCCATTCTAAGCTGAGCAGTAACTGTTGCTACTTTATCATCAGAGTAACCTAACGAGTTGAAGTTAACATCTTTCATCCATGTTCCTTCCATAATCCATTTCTCAACCACAACACCTGTTGGGTCTAACATCTCAAGGTCTACGTTTTTCTTGTAACCCGCAGCGTAACCCATACGACCTGTTACAGACTCAGCACATAAACGTACCCATTCCATAAGAGCTTGTGACGCTGAAGGACCGATAGGGTCTCTAAAAGTAACGTTTAATTCACCCCATGTAAAACGTCCTGCAACATATGTTGAAGTGTTTAAGAACGGAATCTCAACAGAGTTAATTGTTATATGTGGACGAGCCGCAGTTTCTACGAACCATTCGTTAATTCCCAACGTAGAAGGGAAACGAAGTATAAATCTATTATTCCTTTTTGGTTCATAAGGAATCGGCATTTTCATTAGTAAATCAGCCATTGTGTTGTTTTGTTTTTTCTGTTTATTTATTTATTTATAAATATATCGAGATTAAATTTTTTCTCTTTACTTTTATTTTTTTAATTTTAATCTTCTACTAGTCCAGTCCTAGTAATTCTTTTTACCTTCTTTACCTGTATGATAAATATTTAAGTCGTCTTTATCAAAATGTTTTCTCATTACTTCTACATTTCTAATATCATCATCTGAAAATCCAATTTTAGGTATTGTAAATCTATTTGAAACTTTGTTCTTTAAATATGCCTTTTTATTAATATGTGATGACATCTGTTTAATATAATCGATAAATAGTCTCATAGCTTTAACTTTTCCTTCTTCAGGATTTGTTGCCGAACCTTCCCCATAACTAACAGGGTGATATTTACACATATCTAAATATTCACGAATCATCTCTTTTGGTGACGTATTCTCTTCATCGGCTAAATCACGATATTTCTCTAAGTTCTTAACCAATTCTTTGGACGATATACCTCCATGGTTTGAGACGATTAAATTATAAATCGCTTCTTTTAACACATTTGGTGTGTGACCTCTAGCCGTGATTATTGAAAAGATTGACCCGTTATTAATCGCTTCTACAAAATCGTTCCATGCAGGTCCTAATTTAGCAGTTAAGGAATCAATAATAAATTGTTTATCTCCTTTAACTCCGAAATATCTAAAAGGGTCTTCAGCAAAACCAACGATGGTATGTCCTTCATATTCGAAAGGTTCTTTACCAATTTCAGTTCTATATTCCGCAAAGTCTTCAGTAGACATCCCAACCTCTTTACCGTCCTCATCTTTAAGAACTATTTTTGTTGGCATAATCATAATATTATCGTCCCAATCAAAGGCATAGTATTTCATGTCGGGGGTTCCCTCTTCAGTAATACCTTCTTTTAATATTATTTTTCTTATTTTCATATTCATATTAATAAATAAGGACAAGCCGATTTTTTTAACCGACTTGTCCTAAAATTATTTTTAAATGTTATCAAACGATGCCCCTGTTGGAGTAATGTAGAACGTGATGTCTATAAACTCAAGGGATTTAGTTGGTTTGATATAGATTTTACCTGTCATTTGGTTTCTATCTAAATCCGCAGTATCTGAAGAAACTGTTACACGGAAATCATATAAACCTCTGTCTCTTCTGATAGCGTCTAAGATAGGGTTAACCGCATCTAAGAAATCTTGTCTTACTTTTTGGTCGTTTTGTTCAAACAATAATCTTACAGAAACCGCAGAAATCAATTTACGAGCTTGTAACAACAATCTTCTTACGTTGATTCTGTCAAGTGCAGATTCTCTAATTTGTAAAGTTTTGTTACCCCAAATTACCGTACCAACATCAGAGAAGGTTGCGATTGGGTTAATTCTACCTTTATAAAGAACATCTCTATCTTCTTGAGTAAGTTTCTTTCTTGCTTTAATTGCGTTTACGATACCACGAGTGTAACCCGCAGCAGCGAACCAAGGGAAAGCGATGTTATCCGTTAACGCCAAGTTTCTTGTAACCTCCGCAGTTGGTGGAATATAGATTTGTGTATTGTTAACAGTATCTCTTGTTAATACCCATGGGTAGTATGTTGCAGTATAGTTAGAGTCTATTCCCGAAGTCTCCAAATTATCAACCGCTTCTTGAGGGTAAATCATATCTAATTGGTCACCTGTTGACGGTACAAACATATTGTAGTCAGGTGTTGTACAGATATAAACAGAATCCGCTCTATTAAACTCAATCATCTCAATCGCGTCTTCCACTAAGTTAGAGTTATTTAAATAGTCAATACCTGGAGTTACGAAAACGTTAATGTTAACCGCTTCAGGGTTTGAGAATGTTTGTTGTCCTAATAAGTAAGCGTAATAGTCAGTGTTTGCCCAATCTGAAGAATTGTTACCAACAGTGATTTGTTTAAATGCTCCCCATCCTGTTGCCGTTGGGTATTTGAATGACGGACATGCACCGTTTCTATAACCAATTTTACCTAAAACGAAGTTATCATTATTTGTTCTATGTTCTGTATAGATATCCCATCCATCAAATCCTCCCTTACATAATAAAGAGAATTTACGAGCGTAAAGTCTATAATATGGGTTTGAATCATTATCAGGGTCTGAAGTAAATGGTGCGGAACCTACATAGAATGCTGGTGTACCACTTGTCGCAAATGCGTTTGATATTGTGATACCACTCGCGTTAACGTCCATGTGGAAACCTCTTGTTTGGTAAGCCCATTCATCACCTGAAACATCAGTACAAACATCTAATGGTAATTGTTTACCTTTGTATGTGTAGAAATCAACATCATAACCTACAGTATCTGAAATACCTAAGTAAGTTCTACGAACATTGTCTCCCGCACTTCTGATAGAATCGTCAGCTCCTGAAGATAAACCAAATGGTGGGTTATAAACCACCTCGCCAGGGAAGTCATACTTAGTTTTATAGATTGGGAATGGAGGTCTAACACCCGCATACTCTCTAAATGTATATCCACGGAAACCACAAGGTAATGCGTCAATTGGAGCATCCTCGTTAATTTCAACCATAATGTATTTTGAATTCAATGCGTACTCACCGTCTAATGTTCCAATTTTCTTAGCGATAAAACTATTACTTCCAGGGTCCATAGTACAATTAGTAAATTTCTCAAGAACTACAGGGTTATTATCTGAGTCAAAGAAATCTCTAACGATAACATCGAATGTACCATTATTAAATGAGATATTAGCAATTGACATTTTAACCTCTACGTTCGCAGCGTCTCCGTCTGCAATTGTTGTAAATTTAAATAAGTTGTAAACTTTACTACCTCTTAATTCAGATACAACCCAAGGTGAAGTAGGTGATTGATATTTCTCCAAGTACCAAGCGATAGATGTTGGGTCAACCCCTTGTCTAGCATCAGGTAATGCAGTTAATTGACAATCTAAACCTCTAATATAACCTTTTCTCCAACCATATGTTAGTAATGCTTGGAATCTTTCTTCAACAAATAAAGGAACAACGTCTTTTGGTTTTGCAAAATTAGACTGTCCAAATACTTTAGAAATATATTTACTATCTGAATTAGATAATGAAGTCTCGAAGAAGAATTGTTGACCATCTTTATTAGTCACATTCAATCCAAATGTTGAGAATGGGTTTTTAGTAACTCCTGAATATGAATTTGAACAATCCATTTGTACTAAGTGACCATCAAAATCTCCATAAGCGTTCAGTCCACCAGGAACTTCATAAACCGCTCCGTTATCACTACCGTAAGTCGCTAAACCTCTTGAACGTAATGTCGCTACTACTAAATCATCGAAATCAGAGTAAGCAGTACCTGAGTAAACATAAATTCTACCTGTTAAAGTACCTGTATAACATTTAGTTGGTTTTGCGGTTGTTGTTGTAGTTGTTGAGATTGGTGTTGGTGTAACACATGGGTTAGTTGTAGTTGAAGTTGTTGATGTACTAGTTGTGGTAGTAGTCGAAATAACTTCTGTTAATCCTGTAACAATTGACCAATAAGAATAACCACTATAAACCGAGTTACCAAGGTTATCAAATAAAGCATAGTACCATGGGTCATTTTGAGGTGCTGAATAATTTTCTAAATCAGAACTAACATTTGGAACCCCAAATACGTTTGTCTCATTTGTGAATACTGTTGATAATGAATTATAGTCACTTGATTCAACCGCACCATAATAATAAATGTTTGATGTTTCCGCAGTGTAAGGATTTGATGCGTTCATAATATCAAAGACTTGGTTAGTCATATCTTGATATAGTGTTCCTACACTACCATCAAAATTCTCATACGGTAAGTTAAGTCTATCCGCAATCATCGAAGGTATCTGTGTATTATCTGTAAAAGTTATACTTGAGATACTATTTGAACAACCTGTAAAATCAATTGCGAAATCTATTGTTTTAATATCAACACATTCTGTAACACAATCTACAGTTGTTGCACTTTCACAATAAAAATCTATAGTTGTTGGGTCTACATTTGCCTTAGTTGTAATTGACCAAGATGGTCCCGCATCATAACCTGATAAACCTAATACTCTTGTTACAAACAACTGATTAGATTGTTGTAAATATGATTTTGCAATATAAGCCGCTTCATACTTAGGTATTTGAGTGTTTATAAATTTCTCAGGAGAAGTACCCCCAAAATATGATGAAAACTCATCGAAGTTTCTGATAAAGATAGGTTCGAAAGCGGGACCTTTTAAAGTCTCACCAACAATACCTAAAGTTGTAACACCGACACTTTGTGCCACAAAACTCAAATCAACTTCAGAGGTATACACTCCAGGAGATACGAATACTTTGTTGTTTGTTGCCATTATTTTTTTCTTTTTAGCTTGTTAATTTATTTTATTGATAAATATTCGAAAAAAAACCAAAATACTTTACTTTATAGTAAGTATTTATAAATTGGGTAGAATAAATTCTACCTTTTTTCTACTATGGAGAATAAAGAGAAAAAAATAAAGAATTTAAAGATATCAGTTGAGGTTCACGATATCTTGAAGACCTATTGTGAGAAACATGGGGTAAAGATGTATCGATTCTTAGAAAGAATGATTATTGATAAGTGTAAGGAAAAACCTGATATTTACGGGGAAAATTAAATTAGATTACTAATTAACTGAATTGTTGATTCTTGAGTATCGTCTTGTTTAATAATTACAAATTTTAATTTGTCATCAGTATTAATTTGGATTTCAGATAAATCCGAACCGTAATAATCATTGTTAATAAAAACATCAAATGAGTCAATATTAACTGTTTCACCAATTAAAATATTTGTGGTATAGTTAATAACTTCGGAATTGATATTATTACCAACAACAAATAAAACACTCAACTCATTACCGCCTGGACCAATTATTTTTTTAGGTTGTCTCTTAACTGTATTAGTATCAAATTCAACAACCTGTAAAACTCTTGAGACCGCGGGTGATACTTCAAACTCATCTTCGTCAATTAAAAAACCTAACATTGTGAACTCATAACTTTGAATGTAGAATTTTCTTTTTTCTAAATCCATAACTGACTCATCTGAAATATTACCCATTATTATTGGGATATAATGTCCTTTAATAACTTGGTAAGCTTGTCTTGAAGCGAATTTTTCTATTACATTTTTATTGAACTCATTAATTTCTCTCATTCTATTACACACAATTTTAACTGTGTATGTAATATCAACAGGAACGGGTTGTGGGATTTTGTAAATATCCATACCACTTCTTTGTCCATCCCATGTCGGAACTTGAGCATAAAAATACTGTCTTCGGTTTGGGATGTTGTATAATAATGCAGGATTGGTCCCAAATTTAACTTCGGGAACTCTGACAGTTGTTATAAATGGAGGTTCAACGTTTTTATCAATATTCTGTAAATTCCAAGTTTCAGTAAACTGAGACCAATTCTGAGTAGTTACTAAAATGTCAATTGTTGGTATTGTTTTACCATCAATTATTGTCTTTAACTCGTCTTTAACAAAATCTAAAAAACCTCTATCCAAATCAGCATGTAATAAAGATTTTGGTAAATAAGTTCCATCCTTATTTATCTTATCCACTAACTCCTGTCTTCTTGGTAAAAGAGTTTTTGATTCTGTTAATGGAATATGTTTTTTTATTTTCTTAGGTAATGGCATCTTAATACTTCCTTACTTCGTTAATAACGAATAATTTATTTTTTTGGTTAATCATGTCAACCTCTTTGGCTTTATAAACAGGTTCTTCTGTTTGTTTGTATACAAAACTATCGTATTTGTATGGGTTATATGTCACAACTTTATCTGTCGGTTCTTGTGGCATGTTTTCACATGGGTATTCACAATATTCAACTAAATTACCGATTACAAAAGCGTGAACATTCTTTTGCATATCTTGTCTAACCTTTTCTTTTCCACCTTTTCTAACTCTAAACTCAACATCATTTAGTTTAACATAATCGGCGTGTAGTACCACTTTAGAGTCGTATCTTACAGAAAAAGTATGTTTATGTAAATTATAATAAACCATAACACGTTTACCTTTATAATCTTCTTCAGAATTATTGTGTCCACACTTATGACAAATATAAGGGTCTTCACCCCCATCGGATAAATCCCATTCCCATCCACATTTGTCACAAATTACTTCATTATTTGTGACAGATTCAAGAATCATTTTTCTTTGTTCTTCTGTTATTATAATTTTCATTTTCTCTTTCTAACTTTATTAAAACCTTTTCTAAGTTCATCATTATGTTGTCCTGATACAATCAACCGAAAATCATAGTTATCAAAATCAATATCGGGATGTATTTGTTTAAACAAACGACTAACTCTTTGCGTAACCCAATTTTCATACACACCAAAGTTGTCAGGTTTATTACCTGGGCCGCCTTGTTTAATATCATCATTCAACCCATCAATAACATAAATCACAAGTTTACCTATTTCGTATAACCTTCTTAATACGTCAACCTGATTTTCTGTAATTAGTATCGTCATTATAATCCTCTAAATTCATTATTCACAACCGCAGATGCAATAATAGTTCTATAGAAAGGTCTATAACCTGCATATGTGTGTTTGTTATCGGAAATAACCCTTCCGTCATTATTAACTGTGTAGTATCTAACTCT